TTGAAAAACCTTCATGGGCTTTTCTTTTCCCGTCTTCCAGACCTGATTTGCAGTATGGGCAATTTTTCTTTGTGAGGGCTTAAAACCATCAATGAGACTTGGGATTGCTCGATTTTCAACAGTATAGAGAGCATAGCTTCTTAACTCATTATCGAAAAAATCACTAACTGTTCTTTCTACGCCTGCTTTCATTATACAACACCTCCCATCATTTTTTGCTTTCTAACATCGGGATCGCCGCCAAACCAGTCTTCAAGAGCAACGTCTAAATCGTCGCCTGGCACTAGAGCAAACATTTTGGGATTTCTAATAATATCACAGTACTCAGGATCTTCGAGTGCTGCAAGACCTTTTTTGTAAGAAGCTTCCCAGCCTCTTGAATCATCTGATTTTTTCCACTCTTCGAACTCTTCGTTTGTATAAAACATTTTTCTTTCTTCTTTCTTTAAAGCTACAACGAGAGGAGTCATAACTCTATAGAGCATTCTTTTTTCTAGTAGCTCGGGCCAGTATCTTCCAAAGAAGTTCGTTAGAAGGCCGGCAATTGAATCACCATCAGGATCTGCATCTGAATATATTAAAACCTTTCCGTATCTTAGCTTCTCAGCATCTTCTCCCAGCCTTAACCCAATTGCATTTAAAAGTGCCTGAACTTCTTTGTTTTGAACAACCTTAGACGCAGGCATTCCCGCAACATTTAGGAACTTACCCCTCAGTGGAAACGCGCCCTGTGTCATGGGATCTCGATATTTTCTAAAAGCACTTGATGCAGAATCTCCCTCAAACAAGGAAAGAGTACATTTATCTCTTTTTCTACCTTTTGCATCAATTAGCTTTAGGACCTTTTCCTTGTCAAGCTTCTTGTTCAGCTTACGCAAAGCCCTTCTTTCATCTGCTTTTTTCTTTTGCTGCGCCCAATCTAGAATGCTTTGAATCATTTCCGATGAGCAGACTGACTTTAGAAACTTTTCACTAAGGTCATGTTTTGACCCAAAATCTCGAGCATCAGTAATCAACTTTTCTTTTGTCTGTGAAGAAAAAGATGAATTGACAATATCAGCACTTATAAACACAAACATGTGATTCTTAATCTCTGATGGCCTCAGATCCACTTTGTGTCGCTTCTTTAGCCTGGATCGAATCGCATCTACGACCTGATTTGCAACATGATCTACGTGTGTCCCTCCGTCTGACGTGGAAACACCGTTCACGAACGAAACTTGTTGAAGGCTGCCGTTTGAAGTCCCTATAGCAATACGCCAACGCTCTGAGCCCTCGTAGGCGATATCATCTACATAAAGCCGACAATAAGCAGAGAATGAAGGGTAGCTAAATCGCTCTTTGTTGAAATAGACTCGTAAAAGAGGATTACACGCAGCGAGATCAGCGCAGCGCTTACGCATCATCTGAATGTGATCTTCGTCTAGTCCCTTCAATCTAAACTGTCTGTAGTCAGGGAGATAAGAAATTTCTGTGAATCCTGAAGCTTTCTTTCTTTTCACGACAGGTTCGGCTCTTTTTCTCATGTTGTTTTGAAATACCTGCAGAAATTCTTTCTTGCCATCGCATGTTCTTATTGAAAACTCTGATGAGAAAATATTTGTTAAAGTTGCACCGACTCCGTTTGTGCCGGCGACTAGTCTGTCTTCTGAGTCATCGAAATTAGATCCTGCCTTTAAGTTTGAAAATATCATCTCAGGAACCCATTCGTCATGAACTGTGTGCTTGACAACTGGTATTCCTCCATTATCTTTAACGATAATTTTTCCTGACTCTTTATCAGCTGTCACATCAATCCTATTAAGCTTTCCACTTCTTCGATGCTCGTCTGCAGAGTTTGAAATTATCTCATCAAACAGCTTGAGAAAGCCTGGATTTTGATTGACACTTTTCTTGGTGAATTTGTTATCTTCATTCAGTAGATAACACTCGTCAGATCGAGTCTTAGTCGAGCCAATATACATGCCTGGTCGTAGCAGGCAATGTTCGATATCGTCAAGCTTTCTATATTTTTGCTCAATTTTCTTCATGAAACTCCTGGAGGTACGAGTGATACTTATTTAGAGCATGATCTTGAGGCTCTACTACTCGCCAATTTCCTCTACAAAATATCTTCCAAGCATCATTTATGTACTTTCCGATTCCGTGTAGCTCAATAGGCTCTTGCCAGTCTTGACCAGCATGCTCTTCAGTAAATCGACGCATTGCTTTTGGTCTGTGATTATTAAGCCCGAGAGGCCTAAGAAGGTCTAAAGCTTCATTGTGAGTTGACATAAGAAGCGATGTGGGATTGGGCCACTTATCAAAAAACTGCCAGGCCATCTTGTCGACCTGTTTTCTCGTTGCTTGATTTAGTGTAAGGCAAGAAATCAAAATTTTCCACTCATCGGGCCATAAGGCTTCTTGAACTAGACCGTGAGGAGACTTTGGTGGGGCCCACATTTTGTAACTCCCGTGCTACATAGGAAATTCTACCACAAAAAAACCTAGTATTACACGTCTTGTAGCATCATTTGCTTTAGACACTTAACAAGTTTTGATCCATATAAAGATTCTTTTCCATGAGTACCATACAAGCACATTGCAACAGAAGACATAAGAGAATTACCATCTTGGGGAGTGAAAGCGACCCCGACGACACGGGTTGTAGAGGGAGTGGGATGGAACACAGCCACTGAGGGTTTGCACACAACTGTCTGCGAATAAATCCTGCCGTAAAAACCATGATCCCTGCCAAAAGAAAATATCTTATTTGCAGAAGTCTTATGAGTCATACAAACAAACTCATCTTCTTGAAATCGACTAATTATTTCTTCTCTGTCTAGCGTCCCAGGTAGAATTATACTAAATCTTACAGTGTGCATGTACTGTGTATTGGTCTTAAGAGCACTTGAAAATATTGGTAAATCAATCGGAAAAGAATAGAGATCGTTTACATCTCGAGCATGATGAGTTCCGAATCTTTCATCACTGTGTTCTCCTGCAGAAGTAGAAGGAGAAAAGCCTATGTCTTGACTTACATCATTCGCTCTTCGGATACAGGTAAAATCGCCTGATTTTATACCACTTGGATCTCTTTCTGACACAGCGGAGATGATTCTTGCTATTGCATGTGTATTACAACTAACGACTTGAACAAAGTTATTTTTTGCATCTATCACTTTTTGATCAGTTAGACCCAGGGCATATGGTGTGCCGAAACCTTTTTCACTTCCCTGGGCTATGAAGAGCTTATCCTTACCAAACTTTCTATAGTGTCTCTCTTTGTTTTCATTTCCTGCAGGAGTACAATCAACAACAACTGCAGCCTTCTCAATGGCTTGTGCCCATGTATATGAAACTTTGTGTCCCATCTCTATGAACTTTGCCCTTCTAACAGGATCATCATCTATTGCTAGGCTGGCTCCCATTGAAATTAGACTGTTAACTTTTGCGGTCTCATCTCTTAGCGGTGTTCTTTTGTGAAAAATTATCTCGTCCAGAGCTAGCTGATCACGAAGCCTGCAAAGCAAGCCTATAAGAGGTTCTCCAATTGTTCCTGTGCCTACAACTAGCACACTTTTACTGTTTGACATTTTTTGCTTTCTCCTCATTCAAATGTCATGTTTACATCTACACTAATGGACATTTTTGGTACTCGTAAATGGTTGACAATATTATGCTTTTTTGCTTCTTTTGCGCCTAAAAACCAGTCTGCGTGCTTCTTCTCATCAGCTATTTTTAGAAAGTAATCGTCTGCTTTTCCACAATTCTGTGCCATCATTGTGTAGATCTTTTCGTTAAGCCTGTCAGCTTCCTGGGCGCTGGCCTTTAGCTCTTCTACTTTTCCCCACTCCATGGAGCTAACATCATGTATCATTATTGTTGATTCAGTATCTGAGAATCTTCGCCCCTCCTCACCGAACGTAGCAAGGACTGCTCCACAAGACATTGCTTTTCCCTCTATTATCGTTGCAATAGGCAGCTCAGCATCTCTGATAGCTGCTATCATTGTCATAAGAGAGTAGACTTGACCCCCATACGAGTCAATAACAATTGGTATGACGGGTTGCCCTGTATTGTGAGCTTCTCCAACGAGTTTTACAAACTTATCAGCATTTTCTTCGTCAAATTTATTTACCCTAACAATAATAGGAACTCTTCTTAACTCAACATCTTTTATTAGACCATTAATAATTTTTTTCAAAAACATTTTGTCTCCATTGTCTGTCTCTCATCCATTCCTTGAAATCATATATTGTTTCAAAGCCTTTGTGAATTTCTTTTTCCCAATCTTTTCCAAGATGTGAGGTTACAAAATCATCATCATAGTGAGATATTCTGAGAAACCAGACATTTCTAGAATATTTGTCAATATTTTCTCTGCTTTTTTGACATCTGTCTTCGTACTTTCGTCTCAACTGAGCCAGCTCTAAGTGTCTTTCGAGGCTAGCAATTGACATCACATCGTCTGACTTTTTGTCTTTCTTTGCTAACCACTGATATTTTACTTGATTCACTCTGCACCCCCTTAGTTGCATTTACTCGATCCACAAGCTGTACATGTAACACAGCCCTCTTGATACCGCAAAGAGTCACCAGCGCCGCAGTTACCACAAGATGCTGTGCTGGGCTTTGTTCCATCTTTAATATAGCTTTTCAGTACTCTTGCAATAACTTTTGAAAAAGAAAACATATCCATCTCTCGATCTTTTTGCAGCTGCTCTACAACATAGTTTATAGCTGCTCCATGTCTCAGAGCAAGAGAAATAGTTCTAGTGAATCCGGCGTGATTCGGATTGTCAAAAACATCAACAAGATCTTTTATCACCAGGGTATCACCGTTTTTGCCAATTACTAAATCATATCTAGAGTTCTTGGTTTTGTAGGGATACTTGTTTATTGTGCCCTGTCTATGTTTTTTTGGTATCTCAATGTATTTTTGTAGACCTCCCATCACCTCATAGGGTCGATCGTCCATCAGACCTATCAGTATTGTCCATGCCTCACCCTTGATTGTTGCGTGGTGAATGTGACACTCTAGAGATTCGGGCCGTGATGGAGCTGAATGTGTTTTGAATTTTACATCATCAGCTCTCTCTGTCGAGACCAAAACACCCGCTCTGGAGCCATCTCGATAAACGGTGACTCCTTTACATCCCAGTTCCCAGCCTTTCATATAGACATCTTTCACCGTCTCAACATCGACATCGGCGGGAAGGTTAGTAGTATTTGAAATAGCATGGCATATCCACTTTTGAGCTGCAGCCTGCATCTTTACTTTCTGTACCCAATCGATCTCACTGGCAGTGGCTCCACTATATGGACTCATCTCAACAAGCTTTTCATTGCTCATGGCTTCATCCTCGCTGATTCCTTGAGTGTCCATCCACTTCTTAAAACCGTGATGATAGACATCGTACTCTTGCCATCGATCGCCGCTGTCGTCTATAAAGTCTACGCGGCCGTCGACATCATTCTCAGTGAGCTTCTTTCTTCTTGTATAGTGGAGCATAAAAGCCGGCTCGATGCCCGAAGTCGTCTGTGTTAGAACAGAAACTGAACCGGCAGGAGCGGTTGTTGTCAAAGCAATATTTCTACGGCCGTACTTTTTACTCATTTCGTAGATTTCGGGATCAGATTCCCAGATCCTCTCTAGATACGGATGTCCAAGTTCTTTGTCATGATTGTGCACGAGAAATGCACCTCTTTCCTTTGCCATGACACACGAAGATCGATAAGCGCTAGTTGTCAGCGTTTTATAGAAACTCTCAACAGTCTCAACAGACTTATCAGATCCATAAATTATTCCCAGAGATGCCAAGGCATCACCAACAGCAGTTACACCCAGTCCAGTTCGTCGGCCGCGTATGGCCTGATCTCTTATGTTTTTCCATAGATTCTTCTCGATTCTCTTTACCTCGTCCGGCTCAGGATCGTTCTTTATTTTTTCTAATATTCTTTCTACTTGCTCGATCTCGAGATCTATCATATCGTCCATTAAGCGCTGGGCTTTTTGAGTAATCTCTGACAGAAGATCGTAATTGAAGGAAGCATCTTTAGTATAGGGGTTTTCAACAAAAGAAGAAAGATTTACTAGTATTAATCGACAGCTATCATAAGGGCTGAGAATGATCTCTCCACAGGGATTGGTTGAAGAAGAACCAAAACCTTCTTCTTCGTATACATCTGAAGGTGTAAGTCTTTTGGCTGTGTCCCAGAACAACAGACCCGGTTCAGCAGCTGCGTGAGCGCTCTCAATTATTTCACCCCAGAGCTCTTTGGCGTCTATTTCTCTTGAGATCTGGTGATCACAATTTTTTTCTACGGGAAATCTAAGCTCGAAGAGCTCTTCGTTTCTTACAGCTTTCAAGAACTCGTCGGACAATCTTATCGAGATATTTGCGCCCGTCACCCTTGTTAATTCTCGTTTTATCTTTATGAAGTCCTGTATTTGTGGGTGATGTACAGATATAGTAAGCATTAGGGCGCCGCGGCGGCCACCTTGTGCTACTTCTCGACATGAGTTGCTAAATCTATCCATAAAGACTTCAATGCCGTCTGTCGTTCGTGCACAGTTTCCTGTAGACAGACCTTTCGGTCGAATAGTGCTAAGATCAAATCCCACCCCGCCGCGGCGCTTGGCAATCTGAACTAGCTCTTGATCTGTTTTCAATATTCCGCCGTAAGAATCGTGAGGTGACTCTATGACAAAACAGTTCGACAAAGATTGTATCTGGTATGGGTTTCCAATTCCAGACATGGGTGATCCTTGCGGGACAACGTACTTGAAGTCTTTTAAGAGATGCAAGATTTCATCTTCCGACATCGGATTAGGATATTTTTTCTCTATTCTTGCAAATTCTTTTGCCATTCGCAAATGCATATCGTCTGGAGACGTCTCGTGGATGTCTCCGTCTTTATCTGTGAGAGCATATTTTGTAATAAAAACGTTCGCTGCTAGCTCATCACCATCAAAATACATCAGGCTGTCTTCAAAAGCATCGTCATAATTCGCCATCTGTTTATCCCCTCTTCTTAGTCAGGTCATTTTTCAATTTTAGATCTATAGCTAAGAATTGTGAACAACGAACTTAGTGTTTTTCTAAAATTGTTGAGTTTCTATTCTTCTTCGCCGTTCTTTACTTCTCTCCATTTTTTGAGAAGTGCGGCCTTTGCTTCGCTGTTCGAGGCTGAAACGGCCTCGTTTAGAGACATTGAGTTTTCATCGAGTATGCTAAACAATGACATGGAAGTATCAATTGAAATAGGAAACACGATTCCGTCTCTACCGGCTCGGTTTTTTGCGATGAAGAGTCTTCCTACACCAGTTGACTTTTCTGCTGCCTTTCTAGATATACTAACAACAACATCAGCCACCATGGCCTTTCCGTAGGCTTCGGACATATTCTCAAGACCCACAATATCTGATTGTGCACTATCTCGGTTTGCCTGGGATGCTGTCCAGAGTGGGATGTTTAGTTCCATTGCAAGATTACGCAACTCTTCGTAGATAAGCTTAAGCTCATGTCGCAAACTATCATAAGATCTCGTCGACTTCATGATGTCAGCATAGTCAATGATTATAACATTAGGCTTGAAGCCTTTCAGGGATAGCTTTTCAATATGATTGCGCAAAGTGACGACCGAAGCGCTGCCTGTGGGGTACTCTTTGATTATTAAGCGACCTAGTTCTTTACTGTCGTAGACTTCTTTTACAAGCTTTTTGTTGTCCTGAACATCATTGCTTGGAATTCCACACAGATTCGAATCATATCTTAGACCCACCGAGGTTTCTGTTAGTTCGAATGTGTAGTGAAGGACATTTTTTCCCGCTCTCATTGCATTAGCCCCCAGAGCCACAAGCCAATGAGACTTTCCGACACCGGTGTTGGCTGTGACCACTCCGATTTCTCCGCGGCCTAGACCTCCCTTGAAGATATCTTTTTGATCAAGCCTTGGAAAACCTGTTGGTACTGAGTTTCGATTTATCTTCAAAAATCTTGCCTCAATATCTTCAAAAAAATCATGCCCACTTGAATTGTGCATACCGATAGAGACAGCATTTTTCATAAGATCAATGACTTCTTCAAAGTTTTCACCTTGAATCAGATCGACTGACTTTTCGAGGGCACCCTTAAAGGCTTGGCGCTTGCAAAAATCGAGTGTCTTATCTTTTACATATGCTATGTCGCCAGGGTTGGGGTTGGCCCTGATTCTGAGAAGATACTCGATTATCTGATCACGAAGAATATCGTCGGTGTCATCAGAGAGCTCTTCTTTTATTACTTGTACCAGAAGACTCAGTGTCGGAAAACATCGATACTTTGTATAATAAGAGAAATACTTCTCAGTCAAAAATCTTAGATAGTCAACATCAAAGAAATTTGGCCTCATGACCTCGACCATTTGACTCGACCATTGTTTGTCAGACAAAAGTCCCTGGAATATTTTTTCTTGAAAGCTTTTTCCGTAGCTGGAAAAATGGTGTACTTCACTTGAGTTCTCGATAATTTTTCTCAAGAATTCGTTCTTAATATTCATCTGTACCTCACTGAGTTTATTGCAACGAAATGACGCCCCACATCAAAGTTCTGCATGCCTTGCCTAGACATCAAGCGCATCAATTCCATTTTATCAGATTTTCCCGTGTTTTCAAGTTGTCCTTCAATTTTTTGAATTTGATCTGCAGATAGGCTAGATGTGTCTAGATACATTAGCTTCCAGTTTCTTTTTGCTATCTCTTTGCTCTCTGCTATTAGCTTTATTGTCTTACCCTTCTTGGTGGAGGTTAAGAGATCCGCGTGATTTACTACGTCTTCACACGAGAAAAATTCGTCTTTAGACAACTGTGGGAACCACTTAGCCATATTCTTGAATCCGACGCCCTTCACTCCGGATATCGAATCGCTAGAGTCTCCGATGAAGCATCTCGCCGTTACGAAGTTTGTTGTTGAAATATCGAACTTTTCCAAGACAACTGCCTCATCGATCATTTTCTTTTGACCGGGTGAATACTGGGTATTTTTCGTGTCTATCAATTGATAAAGATCTCTATCAGAAGATACAACAATCGACTCTATATTCCTATAAGTGTATTTTGCTAGATACCCAATTACATCATCAGCTTCACAATTCTTTACATAAATCTGGGTTATTGGCAGATGTGAGAGAGCTTTTACCAATAACGAAACCTGCATCGTGTGATTCGAAGAAGTTGCCGGAATATCGTCATCATAGTATCTGTTCAGAGATGCTGGCCGGCGGCCGGATTTATACGAGTTCATTATTGATCTTTTTCTCATATTACCGCCTGATTCCCACGCAACAATAACTTTTGACGGAGAAAAATTTTCACATAAAATCCCCAAACCCTTTATAAAACCAACAAAGCCACCGACGTGATCACCGTTGTCTGACATAGATGGGTTGGCGCAGAAGTGTCGCATGAAAACGTTAAGACCATCAACAATCATTACCGGATTTTTCACTTATACCTCGAGATCTGAGAGCGTCTCCTCCAGCTCACTGGAGATTGCGCGGACTTCCTCATAAGACTCAGCATCAATATCTAAATCATCAATCTTTGAAATTCTCTTGACAAACGACTGCTCAATCAAATCTTCAAGGTAGTCTTTATACTCTGGATGCTTTAAGACTTCTTCAAAGTCAGATTTATAGAACTTCTTTTCAACTAAAACCTCACCTGTTTTTTCACAAGAAACTACAAAATTCTTCCAAGCACCAGTACCTGATACTTCTATTGACTTCCCGCCTGCTGTTGCGGCTCCGTGTTTTCTTAGGACATCAAACAACTGCTCGTGCTCTTTTATTCCTTTGCCAAAGTGGATCTCAAAATTTACTGTCCTGAAGGGTGCAGCAACCTTGTTCTTGATTGTCTTTGCTGAAACGTTAATTCCTATGACTTCCTTGTCTTTGCCTTCAATGCGCTGTCCGGCACCTAGTTTAATTCTAACAGAAGAGTGAAAAGGTATTGCTTTTCCGCCCGGAGTTGTGGTGGGATCTCCATACATGACGCCAATTTTTGTTCGAATCTGGTTGAGACAAATCATCAGTATATTCTGGTTGGCAATGACCCCGGTTATCTTTC